AAGAACCCCTTTGAAATTCGTGCAGAAATGCTACAGATGGCGAAAGATTACATGGATCAACAGCATCACATGAATGTCGAGTTCACAAAACAGTTGTGGGAACAAGGCAAGAAATCTATTGAAGAAATGCAAGTCGCTCTTAAACCATACTCTATCAAAGACATGATGGACAAGGCACAAGAGATGTATAGCTTCGTTGCCAAGAAAGACTAACCCACACAACTATAAGAATAAAAGAGCGCTTCGGCGCTCTTTTTGCTTGACACAAGCCCAAACTTGTGTTATCTTGAAGACTATACAGTAAGGATGATAGTATGAACTTCTACACCGACGTGAAACAGTATGGCGACCGTATGATGGTAAGAGCCATCGAAAATGGTAAGCGTGTCAAGTATGAGATGCCGTATGAACCATATCTCTTTGTAAAGAGTAGAACTGGTAAAGGTGAGTATCGCTCCGTCTATGGTGACGTTGCAGAAAAGATGAAATTTGCAACAATCAAAGAAGCCAAAGAGTTCTCGCAGAAATACTCTGGTGTATCTGGCTTTGAGTTCTATGGTATGAACCAGTTTGTCTATCCGTTCATCAACGACACTTGGGTTGGTGAGATTGCATATGATCGTGACATGATCAACGTGGTATCGCTTGATATCGAAACGATGTCTGATGATGGCTTCCCTGATATCAAGACTGCAAACAAAGCCCTAACAGTTATCACTATCTCTGACGGTAAGAAGTTTGTCGTTATTGGTGTTGGTGATTACAAAGTGCATCGTCCTGATGTTACCTACTACAAGTGTGCCACTGAGAAAGAACTGGTTGCTCGTTTTCTTGAAGAGTATCGCAAGATGGACCCAGATATACTTACTGGTTGGAATATTGAGTTCTTTGATATCCCATATCTGGTTAATCGTATCAAAGTCGTTATGGGTGATGGTTGGGTTAAGATGCTGTCGCCTTGGAATATCGTGCGTGAAGGCACACAAAGACAGAATGGCACAGAGACCCAGACGTTCGATATTGCTGGTGTGGCTATCATGGACTATCTAGCTATCTACAAGAAGTGGACATTCGTTCAACGTGAGTCCTATAAGCTAGACTTCATTGCACAGACAGAACTTGGTCTTGGTAAACTTGATTACTCTGAATACGGTTCGTTGCATGGTCTGTATGTTGGTAACTTTCAAAAGTATGTTGAGTATAACATCCTTGATACTGATATCATTAACCAACTCGATGAGAAGCTAAAACTGATTGATCTCGTGCTTGCGCTAACATACGATGGTAAGTTGAACTACACAGACTCGCTAACTTCGGTTCGCATGTGGGATGTTATCATTCACAACTATCTGATGAAAAGCAACATCGTTGTTCCACAGCATACCAAAACTGACGGTGATCATTCTTTCGTTGGAGGCTATGTCAAAGACCCTATTCTTGGTCGTCACGATTGGGTATGTTCGTTTGACTTGAACTCTCTGTATCCACACCTCATCATGCAATACAATATCTCACCTGAGAAGTATATGGGTAAGATCGGCTTTGCTGGTTGTTCTGTTGATGGTGTTCTTACTGGTTCATTCAAAGACGAAGACGTTCGTGAATACATGACGAAACACAACGCAGCACTAACACCAAACGGTTGTGTGTGGAATAGAGACAGTCAAGGCTTTCTACCACAACTGATGGAGATGATGTATCTAGATCGTTCTAAGTATAAAAAGATGATGCTTGAAGCGAAGCAGAAATATGAAGATACCAACGATGTTGAATACAAGAAACTCGCTGTTCGTTATGATATGATACAGATGGCTAAGAAGATTCAGTTGAACTCTGCTTATGGCGCTTTGGGTAATCAGTGGTTTCGTTGGTTCAACTCTGACTACGCTGAGAGTATTACTATGGGTGGTCAGTTGTCTATTCGTTGGATTGAAGCCAAGATGAATGAGTTTCTGAATAAGAAGCTAAAGACTGAGAACTATGACTATATCATTGCCTCTGATACAGACTCGATCTATGTTCGACTTAACAAGATTGTCACTGGCGTTCTTGGTGAAAATGCTGATATCCAAGAAGCTGTCACATATCTTGACAAGCTATGTTCTAAAGTGATTGAGCCATACATCGATGAGTCTTATGCGGAACTTGCAACATACGTCAACGCCTTTGATCAAAAGATGCGTATGAAGCGTGAGGCTATCGCTAACAAGGGCATCTGGACTGGCAAGAAGCACTACATGCTCAACGTGTATAACAACGAGGGTGTGCAGTATAACGAGCCACAGCTAAAGATGATGGGTATCGAAGCTGTCAAGTCTTCTACACCAGCGGCTTGTCGTGACAACATCAAAGCATCTATTAAGATCATCATGAACAAGTCTGAGCCTGAGTTGATTGATTTTGTCCAAGGGTTTCGTAGAGATTTCATTAAAATGCGCTTTGATCAAGTTGCATCGCCTCGAGGTGTCAATGGAATACATAAATATAAAGATAGCTCCGCTGGTTGGGTCAAAGGCACCCCCATTCACGTTCGTGGAGCATTGGTCTACAATCAGATGATTGATAGGCATTCTCTACAGAAGAAGTTAGAGAAAGTTCGTGATGGTGATAAGATCAAGTTTTGTTACTTACTAACACCTAACCCAACAAGAGAAAACGTAATAAGCATTCCAGACACACTGCCAGAAGAGTTCTTCCTTGAGAAGTATATTGACTACGAACTTCAATTTGAGAAGGTGTTCGCTGGTCCTCTTCGTTCTATTACAGATGTGATTGGCTGGAACCTTGAAGAGAAAAGCACACTAGAAGGATTTTTCGGATGACAGATTTTGAACTAAACGATTTTGGTTTCAGTGCCGTAGACGAGAGTGAACTCGAAGCGGTAAGAACAGTAACAGCACAACATGATGTTTTGGTAGAGCAAATAAAAACGGTTGACAATCGTGCAAATTCGTTGTATGATGCTATATTACCACTGTTACACAACTTGAAAAAGAACCCAGAAAAGGACTATATTTTCTGGCCTAATCGAACAGCAAAGATTGATGCGTTCGAAGACAAGATTGCTATTATTATGAATGGAGAATAATATATGTCGCTAATGGATAAACTAATTTCCAACAGTACAATCAAACTAACATCTGCTATCGGAGACTCGAAAGTCTTTGGTAAGAAAGACATGGCACCAACTTCTGTGCCAATGATCAACGTAGCACTATCTGGTCGTGTGGATGGCGGGCTTGTGCCAGGCTTGCTGATGCTTGCGGGGCCATCGAAGCACTTCAAGTCTGCATTTGCTCTACTTATGGCAGCAGCCTATCAGAAGAAGTATCCTGAAGCTGTAGTTCTGTTCTATGACTCCGAGTTCGGCACACCACAAGCGTATTTCGAATCGTTTGGCATCAACATGTCACAAGTCATTCACACACCAATTACCGATGTTGAACAGTTGAAGTTTGATATCATGAAACAACTTGAAGGTATTGATAAGAAAGACCGTGTTGTTATTGTTGTTGATTCGATTGGTAACTTGGCTTCGAAGAAAGAAGTTCAAGATGCTATGGACGGTAAGTCTGTTGCTGATATGTCTCGTGCAAAGCAGATGAAGTCGTTGTTCCGTATGATCACACCTCACTTGAACCTCAAAGACATACCTTTGATTGCAGTCAATCACACATACAAAGAGATTGGCTTGTATCCTAAAGACATCGTGTCTGGCGGCACTGGCGCTTATTACTCGTCTGATGCTATCTGGATCATTGGTCGTCAACAAGAGAAAGATGGCACTGAGATTGCTGGCTACAACTTCGTTATCAATATTGAGAAGTCTCGCCATGTTCGTGAGAAGTCTAAAATCCCAATCATGGTGACATTCGAAGGTGGTATCATGAAATGGTCTGGTCTACTTGAAGTTGCTGAAAAGGGTGGGTTCATTCGTAAACCTAAAGTTGGTTGGTATGAGCCAGTTGATCCCGCTACAGGTGAAGTGTTATCTGATAAGCTGATGCGAGCCAAAGAAATCGTTAACAATGGTGAGTTTTGGAATATGATGTTTAATAAAACAGAACTTGCCAATTACATCAAAATGCAGTATACTATGGGTACAAGGTCTTTGATGAACGAAGACGAACAAGTCGTAGAAACTGTTGACGAGGAAGTGTTCGAAGAATGATTGAGAAAACAATTCTATCTGGGTTGATGTATAATGAAACTTATATTCGAAAGGTAATCCCTTTTCTAAAAGATGAGTATTTTGATAATCTGGATGATAAACTACTCTTTCAAAATATCAAAACTTATGTTGACAAATACAACGGGCTTCCCACAAAGGAAGCCCTGCGTATTGCTGTTGAAGAGAATGAGAAGCTAAACGAGGATCGCTACAAGAGTATCAATGCTGTCATTGACACCTTGGAGTATGATGTCAATACTGACATTGACTGGATCGTAGAGAAGACTGAAAAGTTCTGCCAAGACAAAGCACTGTATAATGCGGTGCGTGAATCCATTCTTGTGCTTGACAGTAAGAACAGTGAACTTGATCGTGGCTCTATACCTGAGTTGCTTACCAAAGCACTTGGTGTGTCATTTGACAGTAACATTGGTCACGACTTCTTGGAAGATGCTGATAGTCGTTTTGACTTCTATCACTTGAAAGAAGAAAAGATTAGTTTTGACCTTGATATGTTCAATAAGATTACTAAGGGTGGTCTGTCCAAGAAGTCTTTGAGTATCGCACTTGCTGGTACTGGTGTTGGTAAATCGTTGTTCATGTGTCACTGTGCGGCCGCTAACCTGATGTCTGGTCTAAATGTTCTATACATCACAATGGAGATGGCAGAAGAACGTATCGCAGAACGTATTGATGCTAACTTGCTCGACTTCACACTTGATGAATTGCGTGATGTGCCAAAAAATGTATATCAGAAAAGACTTGCAAGAGTAAAAGCTAAGACACATGGCAAACTGATCGTGAAAGAGTATCCAACAGCATCCGCTGGCTCTGGCCACTTTCGTCACCTTATGAGCGAACTTCGTTTGAAGAAGAACTTCAAAGCCGATGTAGTCTACATTGACTATCTGAATATCTGTATGAGTTCTCGTTTGAAAGTTGGGTCAAATGTCAACTCTTATACATATATCAAAGCGATTGCAGAAGAACTTCGTGGCTTAGCCGTTGAGTTTAATGTACCTATTATGTCAGCCACACAGACCACACGTTCTGGATTTGGCAACTCTGATGTTGGTCTTGAAGACACATCTGAGTCGTTCGGATTACCAGCTACCGCTGACTTCATGTTTGCACTGATCTCCAGTGAAGAACTTGAGCAACTTGGTCAAATCTTGGTAAAACAACTCAAAAACAGATGGGGTCCTATTGATCAATACAAACGATTCATGGTCGGCATTGATCGCTCTAAGATGAAACTATACGATGCAGAGATATCAGCACAAGAAGGTATGGTAGATGATCGATCTGTAATGGACAACACTAACTTTGGTAAGCGTCAAGAGGAAGACGATAATGTATCATTGTTTAGACCACGAGGCAAGAAACCAAACTTTGAAGGATTTAGTTGATGCCGTATAAAGTAGAACAGAACAAAATAGTAGAGAAAGGCACAAATCTAGTTGTCTATAAATCAGACACAGTAGATGATATTACGGGTGTTTGTAGAACTCTAAATCTTGGAGGAGGATTCAACGGTTTCACACCATCGTTCTTTTGTGTGGATTTCATCACCACAACAAAAAAGTCGTCAGACGAACTGACGACCTCTTAGCTGTAAAGATGTGTGGTCAGGTAGAACCCCACTAGCATTCTTGATGCGACCCTGACTGTTCCTTGTGTGAATTTTGACTTCAACTCTTGCCTCTTACGTTATGAACGTATTAACACGCACCCACGGCTTATTTATACAAAAAGAATATTATATACAAATAAATCTTGACAAAAATAAAAAAGTGTGATATATATGTTATATAGACTAAAGGAAGAGAATCATGACCGCAACAATCGGTGCATTTTTTACAGAAGAAAAGACTAACTTGGATAACGAATGTTTGGACACAATAGATATAAACATACAGATGATGGTGCCTTGGTATCTCATGTCCGCATTTGCTTACTACGAACAGGACGATCCAATACTATCAGACGACCTATTTGACAAACTCGCTAAAAAGATGATTAAACATTGGGACGAACTAAACCATCCACACAAGGAGTGTATCACAAAAGACGATCTCTACGCAGGCTCATTTTTAGGCAAATACCCCTCTCGTGTCGAGGGTGGATTGAAATCATTAAGGAATGTATATTATGGAAAAAAGTCAAACACTGAAAGAACTAATACTGGAAGCCGTTGAAGAAGCAAGAATACTTGAATGCGCTCGTGAGAGTTACGACGAGGACAATGTGATACTAACAGCGATGCGACTCTCAGGCGCACCTTTCTCTTTCATTAAGGAAGTTATAAATGGACTATGATCTAGCAACATTCGCATTCTTTACATTGTTCCCATTGTGTGTTGGGGCAATTATTGGCGGTCTTTTATTTTTAAAAAATCGCCATAAATTGTAAATTAGCCATTGACATTGCCTTTCGAATCGTCTATTCTATAAGAGTAGTCAACAGAGAGAGAGAATCAGATGTTTAGAATCCCCGCATTTTGTGAACTTGAAATGAGTTTTGAAGAAGCCAAGGATACTCTAACTTTTCATGGCGACTTGCTTGCAGGTCTGAAACACGTCGATGAGATGTGGAAAAGCCACTGTGAGTGCCCCGAATACACTAGCGATACTGAGTTCTATGAAAACTGGATCTACGAAGTTAATGCTTACAACGTAGTTGTCGAAACAATGAAACCCCTTTTCGTTTAAGGAAATATATTATGACACACACTTTTGCAGATAACTTGGTCTCTGATCTACACAAAGATGCTCGTGGGTCTCGACCAGGTCCCAATTTTATGGATGCTTGGGCATCTGAGTCTGATGATGGCAAACAAGCCATTTGGGACTCTCTTATCGATGAGATGGCTCAATCCGAGTTGGAGACTGAGCAAGCGGAAGCGTCTGCTTTGGCAGACTTCAAATCGCAGATCAGGTCTGTTATGGATGTATGTTCGTGCAGTTGGGATGAAGCCGTTCGTCACTTGCAATTTGCTTCTGGTGAGCAAGACACCGAACACTTTCTTTGGAGCCAAGGTTTGAGTTATAGCAAGATGGTGGAGATACAAAATCTCATGTCTAACTGAAACGCCTTCGGGCGTTTTTTGCTATCTTATAAATAGCAGTAAGATGGTTTATGGAGATTTTTTATGTTTACTTTTAGTCAATTTATTGTGGAACAAAAAAACATGGCGCAATGGAAAAAACTCGCACACAATGATATTGTCAAAAACTCGACGAGACTTGATCGGTTTTTGTCTATGGTTAAATCCGGTTCAGAGTTTCTTACTGTTAAAGGCGTTGTGGTAATTGATAAAAAAGAGTATGATAGACTCGCTGTTGAAATGCGTGAGAAGAGATATAGCACTACAATAAAGTCTGGTTCAACAACTCTAAAATATCCAAATGATTTTTATAAGACTTCTGAATTTGGCGGCAGAGGCGTTGGATCAGGGGTCTCAAAAGAAAATATTGAGTTAATTTCTCTTCGTAAACAAATAGATGCAACAAAAATCGCTGATGGCGTTCAATCAATCAATATCAAAGTCGGAGATTCTGTCTTTGAAGTTGCTGGAGCAGAAAGTACGCCAGGCACTCCTAAGTCTGATTTTCATCTGATTGATATTAGTGGTAAGTCAGTTTGTTGGATTTCTCACAAAGATGGTAGTACGCCCAAAGACATCCAACAATGGGGTGGCATATCAAAGGCTAAAGAGCCTCTAATATTCAATGATGACGAGACACAACAATTCATAGCGGATTTAAAAACCAAATGGCCAGATGGAATTAATTCGGGATATTCTGCTTATAGAAAGATTAAAGACTCAGCCCTAAAATTTATGTCGGTGTATGGAAATAAATACGGCGGGAGGTTTAGTGAACAGAATGTGAATATTCTTTTACAAGGTTCTGTCGATTTAGTTAAAACTGGTAGTCAATATAAATTGTCCGCAAATCATGTGCATTATAATGGTACATCTTTTGATAATACTCCATACGAAGCTGTTTTAGCAGTAAGATATGGAGACAGAAGCGATGCTGGTATTTTTAAGGCCCGGATCGTTATTATGGCAATAGGAGCCCGCAACTGGAAAGAAACGATCTAAAATGCACAATTTCACATCATATCTCGTAGAAGCCAAGAACACACACATGGAACACCTTGAGGATAACATCCTGAATGCTGGTGTTGATGGCGCTCGTCAATCGATTGACTATCTGCGCAATCTGCGTGATATGCTTGCTGGTAAGTCAAAGGGTAAAATAAATGTGACTGTCAAGTGGGATGGTGCGCCTGCTGTATTTGCTGGCACTGATCCTTCGGATGGTAAGTTCTTTGTTGCGAAGAAGGGTATTTTCAATAAGAACCCTAAAGTATATAAAACGAATGCTGATATTGATGCTGACACATCAGGTGATTTGAATACAAAATTGAAATTGGCACTCGCAGAGTTGTCCAAACTTGACATTAAAGGGGTGATACAGGGTGATTTCTTATATTCGAGTGAGGATATCAAAACGGTTGATATTGATGGAGAATCGTATATTACTTTCCATCCTAATACGATTGTATATGCGATACCGAAGAAAAGCAAACTTGCTCAACAAATCATTGCCTCCAGAATCGGTGTGGTCTGGCACACTACATACAGAGGAGACAGTTTTGAATCAATGTCAGCAAGTTTTGGTAAGGAGATCGCTTCAAGTCTCAAAACTACAAAAACGGTCTGGTCGGTAGATGCGCTGTATCGTGACTTGTCGGGCACCGCTACCTTTACAGAAGCAGAAACAAAGCAAGTAACAGATGTATTGTCTGCGGCTGGCAAAGTGTTTAACACTGTAAAGAAAGATACCATTCACGGCATCACAGACAACGAAGAACTGTTAGTGCTAACAAAGACATATATCAATACATATGTAAGAGCAGGTGAGTCTATCAAGAACACATCAGCCTTTGTTGATGGTCTTATTGGCTATATCAATACCAAATACAAAAAAGACGAAGACAAGCTAAAGACTGAAAAAGCAAAAGAAGTCGTTCGTCAAAAGAAAAAGAACATCATGGGCTACTTTGCAAACACACCAAAGGCACAGATTGTAGCACTATTTGATCTGTATAACCTAATCGTACAGGCTAAACTTATGATTGTTCGTAAGTTAGATAAAGCGAAGTCTATTGGCACATTCCTAAGAACCGCTGATGGGTATAAAGTAACAGAGCAAGAAGGCTTTGTCGCTATTGATCATGTCGGTAAGAATGCAGTAAAACTTGTGGATCGCCTTCAGTTCTCTAACGCAAACTTCTCGCCTGATATTATAAAAGGGTGGCAGAAATAGTAGATAACGCATAACGACTATTCTATAATGTCAATGCTCCTTGTGTGATTTTGTGATATTCCAATATAAATAAATGTATAATCACACCACACACAAGGAGACTACCATGTCAGCATTGGCATTAGAGACATCACGCTTTGCATACCTTTTCGTTCAACGCATTACTGCATTCTTTGAATCTATCTTCAAAGGAGTAGCTTATGCCCGCCAGCTACAGGCCAACTACGAAATCGCCAAAATCATGTATAACTCTGGCGAGTATCGTAACGAATCGTTTGACTATATTTTGAAAATGGTAAATGAAGGTCGTGTATATGAACTATCTTCTAAATAAGATTTCAGAGTTTTTTACTGTAAAGACCCGTGAGAAACTTGAAGAAGAATACCTATCACAGTCACACAGTTTAGCAGATATTGAGCGTAGACTTAGAAATATTCAGAATAAGAACATTCGAGACTGGGTATAATAAACACATCAGAAGACACACACAGGCGGGCTTTGGCTCGCCTTTTTGTTTTTGTATAAATACATTCATAAGAAGCTGTAGTATAGACCTAGGTAAACCTACAACACATGAGGTTAAAATGGAAAAATCTAATCTAAAGAAGAAGCCTGTTAGCAAGGCTGCAAACAAAGAGTTTGTAAAAAACACTGTAGAACTCAATCCAAAACTTGAAGAAGCTGCGACAAGAACCGCTGTTATTAGCTGGGGCAGAATGAACCCACCTACAGTAGGGCATGAAAAGTTGGCTAACAAAGTGGCTGCTACCGCAAAAGCAAACAGTGCTGTACCTATTATCTATCTCTCGCACTCACAAGATGCGAAGAAGAATCCGTTGACATACGAAGACAAATATATGTTTGCTCGTGCTGCATTTGGTCCTATGATCCAAAAATCAAAAGCAAAAACCATTATCCAAGTAATGCAAGAACTTCAAAAGAAGTTTACTGATGTTATTTTGGTAGTTGGCGCTGATCGTATTGCAGAGTTTGAAACTCTATTGAACAAGTATAACGGCAAAGACTTTGCTCTAAACTCAATCAAAGTTATATCCGCTGGTGAGCGTGATCCCGATGCCGAAGGCGTCGAAGGTATGTCCGCTTCCAAAATGAGAGCCGCTGCTGCTTCTGGTGACGATGCTGCTTTCAAATCAGGTTTGCCCAAGAAGCTACAAAGACATGGCCAAGAAATCTATGACATGGTTCGTGCTGGTATGAAACTCGCAGAAGAACTTGAAGCAGAAGGTCTATTGAGCGAAGCTATTCTCAATCTCGCACAACGCCGTAAGCGTGGTCTTGTTATGCGCAAGTTCAAAACAAAGATCGCTGCATCTCGTAATAGAGCAAGACGTAGAATGGCAAGCACAGACAAACTAACCGTTCGTGCAAGAAGGGCTGCTATCAGGGCTGTTCGTAGGAAAGTTGCTGGTGCAAAAGGCGCAGACTATGCTAATCTATCTCCATCAGAAAAAATGATGATTGATAAGAGAGTGCAAAAACGCCAGAAAGCTATCGAACGTATTGCTCGGAAACTTCTACCTACTGTTCGCAAAGCAGAGATTGCTAGACTTCGTAGCCAGAACTCGAATAAAAACGAGGCTTTCGAAGCTGTATTTGGTGGTGAGCAAAAAGAATACAAGCGTTATCACCAGCTATTCAACGGCGATAGCACTGTAAAACATGATCGCAGATTCAAGTTCAATAAGAAAGTTGCGGTTGTAGAAGATGCTGACATACTTGCTATTATTGAACAGGTTGCTAACGATATCTACAGTAGCATTCAACTTGATGAAATGAAAATAAAAGATGCGCTGTTTACCAAAGCAGATAAGTCTGGCGTGTCTCTAGGCTCAATACAAGAAGCATACGCCACTGGTGTTGCAGCGTGGGATGATACATCTGCTTTTGATACACCTTCGCAGCAAGGCTTTGCTAATGTAAGTGCTGTAATCGCAGAAGGTAAGAAGCCTGGTCTATGGGATAACATTCATGCAAGACGCAAGAAAGGTTTACCACCTAAGAAACCAGGCGAAGAAGGTTATCCAAAGACTCTTGACATTGAAGAAATGAATAATCCAGAAGAAAGAATGTATACACATGCTTACAAAGCGATGATGGATATGCTGGATCGTAAGAAGAAAGAAACTAAAGGCGCTGCCCATTCTATTAGTTACTATGTGACACAGATTGCAAAAGGCTATCGTGGTATTGATATCAAGAAGCTACAAAGCATGATACCAAAAGACTATGTGTTCGAAGAGTATGGTGCAGGCGAAGATGGCACAAGCAAACTTTCTAAGAAGTATAAAAAAGATACTCCTGGTGAGAGTGTGAACGAAGCATTTGAAAACATGTTGAACGAAGAAACACAATGCGCTCTTATCACACAGTCTGATATCCGTGAGTTAGAGAAGTTCGCTGATGGTCTATTGAAAGACTACGGTATTGATGTAGAGTTCACAAGACACTTCGGTGATCGTATGTCAGATGAGCGTAATAGCCCATGTATCAACGTGAAAGAGTTGAAAGACTTCTTCCGTAAAGTGTATGCCAACAAAGGCATCAAAATTAAAGGCAACCGTGGCATTGAAGCTATTCTGAAAGACATGCAGAAGAGTCTAAACATGCCAGTTGTTATCGACTACAAAAATGGCGAAGTAGAGTTGACATTCAAAACGATTATGCGTAAGAAGAACTTCACTAGCCCAAACAAAGTTATTTCATATTGAGGAGAACACAATGAGTTTTGATCTTAAAGAAGCACACCTAGCAGCGATGATACCTACTAACAAAAATGTAGCAATGTGGCATAAAGCCATGTTGGAGATTTTTCCTAAGTATGATATCAACACAGCAAATCGTATTGCAGGCTTCGTAGCACAATGCGCACATGAATCAAATAACTTCAATAGCCTCGAAGAAAACCTAAACTACTCCGAAGATGCTTTAAAGAAAATCTTTGGTCGTTATTTCGGCACGGGTGGCACTAAACGCAATGCTAAAGAGTATGCTCGTAATCCAGAAAAGATTGCTAACTATGTTTACCAGGACGAGTTTCGTTCGTCTAAGATGGGCAACACTAAAGCTGGAGATGGTTGGCTATTTCGTGGTCGTGGTTTGAAGCAGTTGACTGGTCGTGAGAACTACACTAACTTTGGTAAGAGTATTGGTATGACCGCAGAGCAAGCCGCTGAATATGTGGCCACAGAAAAAGGTGCTATCGAGTCTGCTTGCTGGTTCTGGAATGCAAAGAAGTTGAATGCTGTTGCTGATTCGGGCGATATCGTAAAGATGACTAAGATCATCAATGGTGGTGACATTGGTCTTGCTGATCGTAAGAAGCGCTATGAAGCTGCTCTCGCTGTTCTTGGTGGTAAAGTATCGGCTGCTAAAGCTGCTCCTGCTGCTAAAGCATCTACATCAGGTCTTGATCTGAATGTTACATTGACAGTTGGATCAACTGGCGACACCGTGAAAGCACTTCAAACAAAACTCGGCACTGGTGCTGACGGCGCATTTGGATTGGGAACAAAACGTGTTGTTCAGGCATGGCAAAAGAAGAACGGTCTTACCGCTGACGGTATCGCTGGACCAAAAACATTAGCAAAACTATTGGGGTAAGAAATGAAAAAGTTTAACGAATTTATCGCAGAAGACTATGATGAATACGGCATACCGATGGGTATGGACGACGATGATGATGACGAAAACGAACATTCTGAGGGCGAGTATGGTTACGAAGGCGATATGGCTATGAGCCAACTTCGCACTATCATTCGCAACTCTGAGTCTATGCTATATATGATGGAACGAGATACTGATCTCCCTGAGTGGGTTCAATCAAAGTTGACACTCGCAGAAGATTATATCATGACATCAGCTAACTATCTGCAAAGCAGAAGCGAGGAATAATGAAAAGTTTCAAACTCTTTTTAGAACACCCAGGTTGCGGAACACCAGATTGCTGTATGCAATGTGATACTGCCGTTATCGAAGAAGAAGCAGAACACGAAGGTCGTAAAGTAAAACTGAATGACCCCTTTCGTCTCCCCACAGGCTCTAAAAAGAAGTTTGGAGTATATACTAAAAACGACAAAGGTAATGTCGTAAAAGTAACATTTGGTGATCCGAATATGGAGATCAAAAGAGATAATCCAGCTCGACTCAAGTCTTATAGAGCGAGGCATGGTTGTGATAACCCTGGTCCAAAGTGGAAAGCTAACTATTGGAGTTGTCAGCAATGGCGTTCAGATGCTAAAGTAGATAATTGATAAATATATAAAACAAAGACACATAGGAGTTTAAAATGGCACTGGATCCAGTTAATGCGAAAGCCGTCAAAGGCAAATTCAAAGATCGTGAAGACAAAGACCTCGACAACGACGGCGATAGCGATGCTTCGGATGAGTATCTGCACAAGCGCCGTTCTGCGGTATCTAAGGCTATCAAAAGCGTAAAAGAAGCAGCACCTAAGATAGGTGTAGATAATGTTGCTAAAATTCGTGCGCAGGATCGTGCTAATAAACCAGCTAAAGTAAAACCAATGAACTCTACACAACGCTCTTTGGCATCTATTCGTGCCAAATCAGAAAGCGTTGAAGAGGCCAAGATGACTCCTGATCAGATGAGAAAGGCTTTAGATGATGATAAAGCTAACGCCAAATCAAAAGATAAAGTGTCGCTGAAAAAAGCTCCTTGGGATATGAAAGAATCAGTTGAGCTTGATGAAGCAAAACGAGATGCGTCTGACTTTGAAGCAATGGACCCACCAAATGGTATTGACTACGATGACAAAAATCTTCGTAAATTGAACTGGAAGATGTATGATGATAAAGCGATTAGAGATATCATCAAAAGAGCGGATTCTAATGCAGACGAAAGAAGCCCACATGGTCCAGACTACCAATCTTCTGGCAAGGCCTATTATCAAAATATTATCAAAGCAGCAAAGGCTGAGTTGAAAAAGCGTGGAATCAAAGAAGAAGTCGAACTTGACGAAGCTAATCTATCACAACAACAGCGTGATAGATTAGATGATTTGATTTTCAATGTAATGATCACTGGTAATATCGAATACGATGGTAAAGATAACCCAACCAGACACTTGAAAACTATTGAAAAAGAGTTTGGACCTAAAGTTGCTAAACAAGTTGAAGCTGGTATGGATATCAAGAATTGGGGTAGAGATAATCGCTCCTCTGGTATAGATAGTCTTGCATTGAGAAAAAAATCAAGAATCTCTGCTTCTGGTAAAATGAATAAACAAGATGCAGTAGCACTTGGAAAAAGAATCATGCAAGATAAAAGTTTTGGTGGTCTTACAAAAAAAGTAAAACTACCAGAAGACACACAGATTGATGAAAAATACGACACACCCGTAAAGAAAAAACCTGTGTCGATGATGACAAAAGACGAAAAAGATAAAAACGATGAAAGACGCAAATCTTATAAAGAATATCAAAAGTCTTTAAGAAAAGAAGACACACAGATTGATGAAGCAATCTCTGGTGATCAATACTATTATGTTGATCCTAAAGGTGTTGTTGTTGCAGTGGGTAACAAAGACTCTATGCGTAAGATGAATATGAAACAAGCAAAAGATGGTAACAAGGGTGGTAGTTTTAGTCAAAACCGCAAAAAATATAAAGTAGGTGACAAGATTAATGAATCAGTTAAAATTGATGAAATCTCAATGGCTAAAATGGCTGCTTATGCTCCCAAAGCCGTCAAGTCAAGAAATGATGCCAAAGCTGCAACACACTCTGCCGATTCAAATAGAGTTGCTAATGCTAAGAAAGTTATTGCTAAACGTAAAGCTGGTGCTGACAACTACAATAAGAAAATGTGGGGTTATGCTAATGTAGCACCTACTAAAGAATCAGTATCAAGAGTTCTGAGCCGTATGGTAGAAGCAAAAGACAACTACACCATCGCACACAAAACATTCTCTTCAGCCGTTCAACACGCAGAAGATGTTACCAAGAAGCGTGGCTTTGAGATTGATCCAGACGTGTGGGATCGTAAAGTTGCTATGGGGCCTCGTAAACCTGGTGTTGGCAAAACAAATTCATATAATATTGACCTTATGAAGAATGGTAAAGATGTGAAACAGAAACTTCACATGCAAGTTTACTATGACGAAGGTCGTTACGAACTCAATATGTATATTTCTTAACCCAAAAAAAGGAGAAACCACAATGGCACTATGGGGAAATAAAGACAGCAAGACGGTAACTGGTACGGCATCGTTTGTTGAGGACAGCGCTGCTGTTGTTGGCAGCGGTACAGCATTCACTACTGAATTGAAAATCGGACAAAGAATCGTCACATCCGATGGTGAATACAAGATTGCTGCTATCGCAAGCAACACCGCTATGACACTTACAACTGTGTTTGGCGCTGCTGATTCTGCGGGCGAAACTATCACTGCAAACGAGAAGCCTAGTTACTTGACATCGGCAGATGCCGCTGCGACATTCGGCGTTGACACAACAGAAGCCGGCGTAACACCACAAATCGCAGCCGCTGGTTGGGTTCTACAGACAACTGGTTCTGGTGGTCGTTCGGGTCGTGTATCATATGAAACACTTGTTGCCATGCGCTCTATTGCTGGCGACGCAGAAGACACAGCGTTCCCAGACGCATAATAAATACAATAGAGAGGGAGATAGTCTTCCTCTCTATTATTTACAATAACGTGCGTGGTACAATATATGATACTTGATGAATCATCTTTTTTGATATTTGCAGCTAGTAATTACGATATGAAAAAATCGTCTGGCGTTGAAGAGTTCTATGATGACCTGAAGAAGTTTCAGTATCTCAAAAGACTATTCAAGAGATATGAAGAAGATAGTGATCTGAAGGTAAGATTGATTCTAAATCATCTAATCATTCTATATAACTGTTTTGGACCACAAGCTACCAATTTGTTATTTTTCAAGCTAAAAGACCAACATCAGTATTTAAAACCCTTTGTGATGTTTCTTAACTATATGCCAGATGTTATTGAATATGAAGACGTAAGAATACTAAACTCCGATATCCCTCTGGATTTAAACATAGTAAAAGAACTGAGAAAAATATGATCGACTTATTCTTCCTGTATATGTTCATTAAAAGACTTGTCACGCCTTTCGATAAATGGAAAGCGTATGAAGCGGGTATCATTGATGCCGAGGGTAACATCATCAAAGAACCAGAGATTCGTAAGCGCACGATCAAAGATCGTGAAGCGTTTACTAAGTTCGATCTTATGGTTCTCAAACTCAAAAAACTACTAGCAAAAGTTCCAGGCGGGCAAACTCGTTTTGCGACATATGCTGCTGCGCTTTGGCTAGTCAAAGAACATAAGGATCCAGACGCACCAATTCTCAACGAACAAGCGACTGTTGATTCTATCATGGGCTACATGTCATACATCGAAGAAAATCATGGTACAAACATGAAGTTCGAAGACCTACTCAAAGAAGAAGGCACGATGAATGCTGCTGGAAGTGGCAACTTTGCTGGTATTGGCGTGGGCGCTAAAGGTGAACCTGGCTTTACACCTGCTGCAATGAAAAAATACAAAAAAGGTAATCAACCCTTGAGAAGGTTCAAGGACGTTGTAAAATGAGCGAAGCGGAATTAAAAACTGATATCGAACTGGCAAAGAGAGATATTAGCGGAATGCAATCAATGATGTCCAAACTAGACACTGCAATCGACAAGATCGCAGATGTTTCAAACGGCATATCAAAAATCCTTGCTGTCCATGATCAAACTATTGACACTCTAAAGGTGTCCGTAGAGGAAAGAAAACGATTGTCCGAGAGGGAAGTAGAGTTATTGCATAAGCGTATTTCAGAAATGAAAGACGAGAATACCGAAGAGCGCAAAGCAAACCAAGCAGAACTACTTGCTGCTATCAAAGAGATGGACAGAAGCAACAAAACAGACATCGAAGGTTTGTCTGAAAGAGTTGCTGTTCTTGAGAAGTGGAAATGGGCTGTTATTGTTGGTGCTACTGTTGCTGGATTCTTTCTTTCAAAAATGCCGATGTTTGCCGATCTTTTTGCTTGACAAAAACTCCGTATGGTGTATAATCATATTAAGTGATTAAAATACTATGGAGTAATGATGAACTATATTGATCTCAAGTATACGAATCTTTTGTCTAACAGGCTTGAGAGATTTTCAATAAAAGATACTAACCCTTATCGTGTTAACTTCCGTTGCCCTATTTGTGGTGATTCAAATAAGTCTAAGTCTAAGACTCGTGGTTGGATACTTGAAAAGAATAACTCTGCGCTTATGTATTGTCACAACTGTGGTGCCTCTATGGGGTTGCGTAAGTTTTTACAACATGTAGACCCTATGCTATACAATGACTATATCATTGATACTCGACTTGACAAAGATATTCTCAAAAAGCAAGTTGAAGAGTTAACCTCACCACTAGATAAACTAACGCACAAGGTGCCTACTTTCAAAAAGAGCGGGTCGCCTCTTCTCGCTATTCGTAAAATTAGTCAGTTGAAAGATGACCATCCAGCGAAGACATATATAAAGAAGCGACTGATACCAAGCAATAAACACTATAAGTTATATTATGCACCTAAGTTTAATGAGTGGGTGAATAGTATTATTCCAGATAAGTTGCCTACTATTGGCAAAGACGCACCTCGACTCATACTACCATTTATAGATAAGAAGGGCATTCTGTTCGGTTTTCAAGGCAGAGCATTTGATAAATATTCGCTACGCTACATCACTATCATGATTGATCCAGAAATGCCAAAGATATTTGGTTTAGATGATGCTGACTTTGAGAGGAAATATTATGTTGTGGAAGGTCCTATTGATAGTCTTTTTCTTGACAATGCAGTGGCCATGGCTGGCGCTGATGGTTCTGGTTCTGGGCTTTCTAATGTAGAGAACGCTGTTATGGTGTTTGACAACGAGCCACGAAACAAAGAGATATGCGCTCGTATGGAGAAGTGCTTAGAACAAGGCTACAAAGTCTGCATATGGCCTACGAATGTGGTTGACAAAGATATAAATGATGCTATACTGAATAATAGAACATGTGCTGATATTCAACTCATTATTGACCAAAACACTTACTCTGGCTTACAGGGTAAACTCAAACTTAGCTATTGGAGAAAATGTTAATGAAAGTAAACTTAGTAGGATCAACACAACCAAGAATCATTGGCATTGATAACCTAGAAGACTTTATTGCTTATTGTGCGAAAGTAAGTAATCCACAATTTCAAGACGATTTTACTAACTCAAAGAAACTACTTTCATATCTCATGAAACACAAACATTGGAGCCCATTTGAGATGGCTTCTGTAACACTTGAAATTGAAACTACTCGTGATATTGCCCGTCAAATTCTACGACATCGTTCATTTTCTTTTCAAGAGTTTAGCCAGAGATACAAAGAGGTTGATGCTATAGACAACCCCTATGTAACTCGTGATGCTCGTTATCAAGACGCTAAGAACCGCCAAGACTCTATTGAATTAAATTTGTCACACCCATTTGATCGTGATTTGAATAAAGCATGGCACGCAAAACAGTCACAACTACTACATGAAACTAAACTTGCTTACAAATGGGCATTAGCGAATGGCATTGCGAAAGAAGTTGCAAGGGCTATTCTACCAGAAGGCAACACAGTGTCTCGCCTCTATATGCAGGGGAGTGTGCGTTCTTGGATACACTATATAGAACTACGATCTGGCAATGGAACACAGAAAGAGCATATGCTTGTAGCACATGAGTGCGCAAGAGCGATAGCGCCTATCTTTCCATTGATCTCAGATTTCATCGCAGAAAATAAAGAGGCGCACTAGTATGTTGTTTGAAGAACAAATATCAAGAAAGCCTGATCAGTATCCATGGACAAAACAGTTCATTGATGCTATCTGGCAAGGATTCTGGACTCCCGACGAGTTCAATTTTAGATCAGACTATTCACAGTTCAAGAGTGATTTGTCACCAGAGGAGCAACAGGTTGTTGTTCGCACTCTATCTGCTATCGGCCAGATCGAAGTTGCTGTGAAAACTTTTTGGGCTGATATTGGTCGTCATATGCCTCACCCATCTATTCGTGATCTTGGCTTTGCTATGGCAAACTCAGAAGTTATTCACAATCTAGCATATGAGAAACTGCTTGATGTTCTTCACCTAAGCCATGTATTTGAAGAGAATCTAAACGAAGAAGTAATCAAAGGTCGTGTAAACTATCTACGCAAATACAACAAAAAAGTATACAAAGACGCAAAGCAACAATACATCTATTCAATCATCCTCTTTACACTGTTCGTAGAGAATGTATCTCTATTCAGCCAGTTCTACATCATCATGCACTTCAACCGTAATCGTGCCGTTCTCAAAGACTGCGCACAACAGGTTCAATACACTCGTAACGAAGAAATGCTTCACGCTCAAGTAGGCGTCAAGTTGATTCAAACGTTGCGTGAAGAGTATCCAGAACTGTTTGACGAAGAACTACAGGCTCGTGTAGCACATGAGTGTGTTGATTCGTTCAAAGCAGAGAGCGGTGTTATTGACTGGATTATGACAGATTACGCAGTGCCTGGTCTGAATGCAGAAATTCTAAAGAGTTTCATTGCCAAACGTATGAAAGACTCGCTTGATCAAATAGGCTTTGATTCAAGTGAAATCACATATAATCAACATCACATTGATGAGACCTATTGGTTTGACGAAGAACTACTAGGTGCAAACATGACAGACTTTTTTCAGAAGCGTCCAGTAGAATACGCTAAAGGCAAAGGCATTGACGCAGACGATTTATTTTAAGGGGACGATAGATGGCATTTCACTGGCTAAACGAAGATTCAAGAAAATTTCTTTCTCGTGGTTACATCGACGGTAATATGACTGCCGAAGAACGTGTAAGAGAAATTGCAAAGACCGCAGAGAACATTTTAGATAAAGAAGGCTTTGCTGATAAGTTCTACGACTACATGAGTCGTGGGTTCTACTCGCTATCATCGCCCGTATGGAGTAACTTTGGCACGAAGAAAGGTTTACCTATCTCGTGCAATGGTGTATATATTGAAGACTCAGTTGAGTCTATTCTCAGTAAAGTTGGCGAAGTTGGTATTCAAACAAAGATGGGTGCCGGCACATCTGGCTATCTTGGCGCTATTCGTCCTCGTGGCACCGAGATCAAGTCTGGTGGCAAAGCGGATGGTCCAGTTCATTATGCGAACATGTTTGAAACAACTGTAGACATCATTTCGCAGGGCAATGTGCGACGTGGTTCTATGGCCGTGTATCTAGACATTGACTCGACTGATATCATGGAGTTTCTTGAGTGTCGTGAAGAAGGTTCTTCTATCAAAAATCTAAGTCTGGGTGTTTGTATTCCTGACTACTGGATGGAAGAAATGATCAACGGGGATCAAGCAAAGCGCACTGTATGGGCGAGAGTTTTGCGTAAACGCCGTGAATCTGGTTACCCTTACTTGTTCTTCTCTGATACAGTAAACAACAATCGACCACAAGTTCTCAAAGACAAAGGTATGAAAATCTGGGCATCGAATCTTTGCTCAGAGATTGCACTACCATCATCTATTGACGAGTCGTTTGTTTGTAATCTTGCGTCTATGAACTGCTTGACATTTGACGAGTGGAGCCAAACTGATGCTGTAGAGACAATGATCTGGTTCCTTGATGCTGTTATGGAAGAATACATTGAGAAAACTCGTGGTATCAAGTTCATGGAGTCTTCGTATAACTTCGCTGTTCGTTGGAGAGCGCTTGGTCTTGGTCAACTCGGTTGGCATTCGTATCTGCAATCCAAAATGATTGCGTTTGAATCTTTTGATGCACATATGCTTGCTATCAAAATGTCAAAGTTCATTGACGATCACTCTATGAATGCCACAAAAGAACTCGCACTCGAATATGGCGAACCAGAAGGAATGCTCGGATATGGTCAACGAAACCTTACTCGCTGCGCTATTGCTCCTACTACTTCTAGCAGTTTTATACTAGGGCAAGTGTCGCCATCTATTGAACCTCTTGCATCTAACTACTTCACCAAAGACTTAGCAAAAGGTAAGTTCACTTATAAGAACCCATATCTTGCTACTCTACTTGAAGAAAAAGGTAAGAATGACTTTGCAACTTGGGAAACAATCCTGAAGCGTGGTGGTTCTGTTCAACACCTAGAGTTCTTGTCGCAAGACGAAAAAGATGTGTTCAAGACATTCTCGGAGATCACACCGCTATCTATTGTTCAACAAGCTGCGGCTCGTCAGAAGTATATCGATCAAGCACAGTCACTCAATACACTTATACATCCAGACGTTCCAGCGAAAGATGTAAACGCATTGATCATTGAAGGATGGAGATTGGGAGTAAAAACATTCTACTACCAACGTTCTGCTAACCCAGCACAAGAACTTGTTCGTGATATCATGAACTGCGCTGTTTGTGAGGCGTGAGTATATATATAGATTATAACCCTTTTTGGAGGTAAGACATGAGTAGTAGACACGAAGACACCTGTGAGTTTTGCGAGACCGAGTATGTTGTAGAAACAGAAGACGAGGATGATCTGGTTCAGTTCTGCCCTTTTTGTGGTGAAGAAATTCTAGCGTCAGTTGAAGACTTAGAGGCTGGTTGGGAAGACTGGATCGAAGACGAATAGTATGTGGTCGCTTGGTGGATTAGAGTTCACCAGTGAAATGATTGAAGACTATATTGGATATGTTTATTGCATCACTGACCTCAGAAATAACAAGAAATATATAGGTAAGAAACTATTCACATCAACAAGAAGGCTTGCCCCATTAAAGGGCAAGTCTCGAAAACGTATTGTCAAGAAAGAGTCTGATTGGCAAGAATACTATGGTTCATCAGAAGAAGTCAAACTACTTGTAGAAGAACTTGGACCAAACAACTTCAAAAGAGAGATACTACACCTCTGCAATGCAAAAGGTGAGATGGGTTATCTTGAAGCGAAAGAACAGTTTGATAGAAACGTTCTATTGTCTGATGAATATTATAATGGTATTATAAACTGCAAAATACATCGTTCTCATGTAAAGAACTTAAAATGACATCATTCCAGATCAAAGAGGCCAATCGTTATTACTGGATAGTAAAGGGT